ATGTTCTTTATCCTCTGCAGCTTCTTTTAGCTTTCCAAGGAGGTTTTTCTTTTCTTGCGGTTTTCCTTCCATTTATCTACTTTTTTCTGTAGGAATTTTTGTACTTGTTTCTTGATTTTGTCAAAGAAAGGTGTAGCAAGGGTGGTTGTGGCTACAGCGGCAACAGCTGCGTAGGTAGCCGTAGCTACTACTTCAGCAGTAGGTAAGGGTAGATCTATTTTAATTACAGGTAATGTATAGCTTGGTTGTTCTGTTTTAGCTATTTCTTTATCTTCTGTTTCCTCTGGTACATCCTCCATCTCTACTCCTTTTGGAGCTTGTAATGTATTAGGAGGTATGACTATTGGTGGGAATCTTGGCATATTTGCAGTAGGTGGCTCTAGAGGGATGCTTGGCATATCTAGAGCTTTTGGGAGTTGAGCCCTACCTAAGTTGATGGATGGGATTTCCACTAAGCTATTAGAGACTTACCTTTAGCTATAGCTGCATCAATTGCAGTGAAGTCTTCAGTAGTCCAGACAGAAGTTGTACCGTCTAATTTCTTTTTTGATTTTATATACTCTAAGTGAAAAACCTGACTACTGATTCGTTTTTTCCAGAAAGCTGTGGTCCAATCATGTGGTTTGGTTTCATACTTATCAATCATTAATTTACTCTCACCAGCTAAAGTAAATATTGTTGCAATTTCATCTGCAGTTAATTCTTTAGGCTCATTTTCTTCAGCCATTGGTTTCTTCCTCCTCAGTTGTAGATTCAGTAAGTTCTTTTGCTTGGCGTTCTAACTCTTGAAGAGCACCATTGATTTCGTTAAAGCGTGAAACAAGCTTCTCTCTTTCTTGTAGAAGTTCTTGTGCTCTTGCGTTAAGTTTTTCCATGTTTAATTAGGTGAATGTTTACTTTGCCTCTAAGGCAGTTACTTTTGCTGATAGTTCTTTAACGGCATTAACTAATACAGGAACTAACCTTTCGTACTTAAGTCCATAAGCTGTGTCATCTTCATTTAGATTGACTATAAGCATGTCATCTTTCTTACTAGCGTAGCCATCAGCTTGTTCTATTGCTAGTACATCTTGTGCTAAGAAACCTATATGTTGTCGTGCTCTTTTCCTTGTACCGTCTGGTGTTTTCTGTGTCCAAGTTCCATCATCATTTATATCGTTATACCAAACTCTTTTATCCCATCTGTAGGTTATAGGTTTTAATTGGTTAATCCACTTTAAGCCATGAGTAAAGTCAGTAATGTCTGTTTTATCTCTAGAGTCTGAAGAAGATATAGACGTGTCAGCACAATAGAAATTTTGTATGGAGTTATTACCAAGAACTACATTATTATCTTGAGTTGTTATCTGTCCTCCTGGGGAATTGTTGTGACCAGCATTGTTACCAAGCAGAAGATTATTATCGCCAGTAGTCAGTGAACCACCAGCATAGTTTCCCATGCAAGTGTTGTAGGCACCAGTACTACTTGGACCAGAATTATTACCTACTGAAACGTTGTAATCTGAAGTTGTACCAGCTCTGGCACCAAGTCCAACGGCTACATAGCCATATGCAGTAGTGGCATTCGAAGCAGCATTTGTTCCCACCGCAGTATAATATTCTGCATCAGTACCATACCTAGCTGCATTAGAACCTATTGCAGTTGGTCCCCATGGTCCATAACTTTGTCCTGCAAGTCTAGTAGCTTCAAAACCAGCTTTTGTACCGATGAATGTAGCATTAGATATTGCTGGATGAGTTGGAAGCCAACCATAGTCTGAGTAATCCAGATGCATTCCAGCCTCATGACCAATAATGGTGCTTTCTGTATTACCCATCTGCATGGACATTTTACCAAAGACTTTGAGGGAGTACATACGACCTAAGTTTGAGTCGTTTGTATATGGATTACTTGTCTGATAAGTTCCCCATACTATTCCTGCTGTAAAAGCATCTTCCCATCTACCATTACCATTGTTGTAATTTTGGTTATACCAACTTAACTTTGGCATTGAGTCATATACTTGGAAAATTGTTCCAGAGAAACCACTCGTTTGTTGAGTAAGGAAGAAACTATTGGAATCTCTGCTATTGGCATTAGAATCTCTTCCGTATTGTAAGTAGCAACCACCGCCAGTTGTTGCACCATACCAATATAAATGTGTGTCATCTTGAGTACCAAGGCTGATTCTATTACTACCATCGCTACTACCTGAATTACCATCGTCAGCAGCCAACGATGAAGATGCAGGGAGATCACCCCAAGTACTATTACCCATCAAAACCTTAGAGCTATTAGCTGTACCGCTACCAAGTCTTGCTGTTGGGACAGTACCTGACCCTAAGTTTGTAGCGTTTAAAGAAGTTAGGTTTGCACCGCTAATTGCTGGAAGTGTTCCTGTTAAATTTGCTGCTGGTAAATTCGTTAAACTTGCACCCGAACCACTAAAGGTAGTCGCTGTTGCTGTTCCCGTTATCGTTACGCCTGAACTTGATGTAGCTAATTTTTGAGACTGATTATGATATAGTTGTACTGGTCCGTTTTCTTCAGCGAAGATAGCGTTTTCAGTACCATTATTCATTCTTACAAAGAAGTGGCCAGAATTACAATTAATATAATTATCGCCCGAACTATGAAAAATCTCTAAATCATTACCAGTACCAAACCGAGCTTTTACATTATCGTTAAAGTCAACACCTGTACTACCACCTACTCCAGCTGGTATAGCAGCCCATGTCAAACCACCTGTATTACCAGATTGAGCTTGTAGGAACTGACCATTAGTAGGTGAGTTAGATACTTTTAAATTAGCCTCATCAACTACGTTATCTGCAATAGTTTGTGCTCCATCAGCAGAAGATGTTACTTCTCCAGTGTGGTTAGGGTGTGTGTAGTTATTAGCATTAGTTGCTATAGTATCTAGCTTCGTACCATCAACAGAAACATCTCTACCATCAACTGTTTGGCTACCAGAGAAGGTAAGATTACCTGTCATCTGATCACCAGCTTTAGACAGTAGGTTTCCTGTAGCTGTTACACCGCCTTGCCAAGCTGAACCGTTATAAACCCTTAGCTCGTTAGAAGTAGTATTAAAGACTAAATCACCAGTATCGTTGTTGCTGCTAGGGTCACTACTTGCTATTCGATAACGAGCAGCAAAGTCATTAACACTAGAGATATTAGTAGCTACTGTATTTACGTTAGCTATTGAACCTCCAACATTATTGACATTAGTAATTGCACCAGCAACTGTAGAAATATTGCTAGTAGCTCCAGCAACAGTATTGATGTTGGTAGTATTGTTTCCAACAGCATTTATGTTACTTATACTTCCAGCAACTGTAGTTACTTCAGTAGCTTTAGGAACTTGTCTATGGAATGTATAAGTATTTAAAGTAGATGTAGTCTCTACTATCATTCCAAAGGTAGCAGCATAAGTTGTGCTATTAGCTAAACCAGTAATGGTGACTGTTGAGTTACCGACAGTGCCGTTAGCAATTGTTGCAACTCCAGATCCATTTGAGGTGAGGTTGCTGCTGAGAGCTTTAATAGATACAAGAGTTCCAGCCCCGTTATTAACGTCAGGGTTAGCGTTAGGAAAAGATGTTTCATTAGCTATTGGTACGAAACCACCTACGTCATCTACTAGATCTGTTATACGAGCATCTATAGCTGCTGTGGTAGCAATTTTAGTATCAGCTGCAGTCCAAGTTTCACCTGATGCGATTTCACCTGCACTTCCTAATTTGTAGAAGTTAGCATCTACTTCAGTTTCTGTGTAATACCTTCCGTCTAAAGTACCAGTTGCTATTTCAGAATCAGTAAGTTTATCAGATTGTAGTAGTGTTTTTATTTCAGCAGCTGTTTGATCTGCAGTAGCTGAAGCTTCAATAGCATTAAGCTTAGAATGATCAGCATCAGTAAATACATTTGAATCTGTAGCAGCTTCCACTGCAGCTCTGATTTCTGCATTGGTTTGATCAGCAGTAGCACCTGTTTCTATACCATCTAATTTAGATTTATCTGAAGCTGACAAACTACCAGAGTTAGATCCAGTAGCTGCAATAACATTAAGAGTTATCTTTCCAGAGCTAGGCGTATTATCTGCTATAGAGATACTTGATCCACCAACAACATCAGTAGTTAAAGCAGTATCTATTTTTGTATCAATAGTGGAATCTACATATGTCTTATTAGCTCCATCAGTAGTTGCTGTAGGTGTAGCTAAATTAGTTAACTTGTTATTACCCATAGACAAGTCGCCTTGCATTGGGTCGTCACCTTGAGCACTTAATGCATTTTCATCAACTTCTTGTGCTGTATATAGAATCTGATCAAAGTTCTCGTTTAGGTCGGTAGCTTTAATCGCTGATCCAGAATAGAAGTTTGCAGCTCTGGTGGTGTTATCCGTATCCCTAAAGATAAGAATAGCAGCACCGTTTGCTGGAGCTGTATTAAATTGAAGTGTAGTAGCTGTTGGTAGTGAATATGTAGTTGTATTTTGGGTAGTACCGTTAACTTTTACCTTAACGTCTGCCTGTTTTAAATATGGGAATGTAAATGAGTAAGTGGTGGTGGAACCATTACCTGTATATGAGTCTGATGTAACAGCCATTGATTAGTTTCATTATTTATTTCGGTGGATTTGCGTAGTTAAGTATTCCTTGTACCTCTTTAAAGTTTCTCTCGTTTTCGTCTGCTATATCTACTGCCTTAAGAACCTGACCTCTCTTCATTGCATTATTGATCCTGATTTGATCAGCTATTGACTCTGCCATTGCAGGGTATTCTTTAGCTAATTTAGCTTCAGCATCTTTTTGAGCTTTCCTTAATTCACTATTTAAGTATTGGAAGATAGGTAGATCATCTTCACCAAGTTTCATTCTTGTCCAGCTCTGTTGCTTTAATCTGCTATTACGAAGTGCTTGTACTTCTTTTTTAAAAGCTGGATTCTTTAGGTATTTAATTACTCTATTTCTGAAATTAGACTTACCTATATAGGTGTTGATAATTTCTCTTTCTTGTGGTGAGTATTCATAATTACCAGACGAGTGCTTCTTAAGAACAGTGTTTGGAGTCCAACCTAATTCATACAGTTGTCTTCTCCACCATTCACCACCATCTCTAACCTGTACAGGACTTAAAGCGTTAGCTCCTCTTAACCATCCATTCTCAATTCCTTTAATTGGTTCACCAGTGAATATATCAACGTGGTTAGGTAATGAACCTTTAAGTGGTGTTCTGTTTTGGATATAACCAAGGAAATCATTATGTACGTCTTTATAAGCACTATCAACCATGTTAGCTGACACGCCTAATGCACCTGATGCTGGTATATAACTTCTAGCTTCATTAGCAGCCCATCTGTTAAACCAACTACCATCACCTGATGTAAGTGCTACCAGTGGTTCTAGACCAGCTAGAGGTGTTTCATTTAAGAAGTTAGCTGAGATACTCCACATAACTTTCTGGAAGGTATCATCTAACATTGTTGATGAAAGATCGTTATAGTGCTGACCAACATCAGCAATTAAGCTGAGGATTGGGTCTAAGGCATCTACACCTTTAAAGCTTATCCATTTATTAGTACCTGGAATTTGTACTGATTTCTCCATCACACCGTAAAGATCTCTCTTTTTCTTACGTTCTGAATGACGGAAATCACCAGTTCCAACCATACCTACAGGCATTTGTTTATTAACTATGTGACCACCAATGCCAAGTGCAAATAGTGAACTGGTCAACAGACCTGAGAAGGATAATCTTGCTTTATACTCTTCTTTAAGAACCTTGTACGCTTCCATAGCGTGTGGATAGGTATCATAGGCAATATTGTGTTCAGCTAAAGCTTCTTTAATTAGATCTATATCATCTCCAGCTCTAAGTATCTTAATGTACTTATTCTGGAACCCAGGAATTCTATTAAATGGTGTATATGAGGATGCTCTGAGGACACTGTTTATACCTGTTCTGGGGAACATGAATAAACCTTGTGTTATAGGCAAAGCATCAGTAGCTCTTGTTATTGCATCAGAGAATTGATGATTAAGATTTAGGTTAATTTCACCTGCAAACTGTTTTAAAGCAGCATCTGTTGGAAGACCTTGCTTATCAAACATAGTTGAATAAACTTTCTTCTCTGCATCTATTAATGCTTGAGATGGTTTACCTAATTCATCCCATAAACCTAATCCTTTCTTACCAGCTTCTTCATACGCTAAAGCTCTAGACCAGTAGGTAGCGAGCATTGTGTTGGTGTAAGAGTCTATGCCTGTCATAGTTGTCATAGCTCCTCTATACCATCTATTAGAACCTATATTGTGTAGGTTTTTAGATGTTTCGTATAGAGCTACTCGACCTGTTAAGCCGTCTTTTTCCCAGTTCTTAGCGAGGTTATCTAAAGCTTCCCAAGTCTTATCATCTTTAACGACATAATCCTTACGAACAGCATCAAGCATAGCTGTAGGGTCGTGATGAACTCGTTTAATCATCTTCCAACCATCGGCTATGGCTCTTCTATTTGTTTCTTGGATTGCTCCATACAAATAGGTGGCACGTTTAACAGCTTCTTTATCACCTGTCCTTAATTGATCTAGACCTGCATGTAGGAATGCTCTAAGTGGTTTACCAATGATTGCAGTGGCACTACCTTTAGCAGCGTTGATGGTAGCCATACCAGATAAGACATTATTAAATCTAATAGTCTTCAATCCTTTAGCTAAAAGGTTAGGCTTATTACCTGTTCTTGCACTATGGACAATACCTCTTGGGTGTAGGAGGTTAACTCCCCATTCATGCATCTTGGCAATAGTATCTACGTCACCATCAGTTATTGCGAATGCTTCTACGAAAGCTTTAAGAAGGTTAGGATCTTCATCCGCTGCCTCTTGTAGAACTTGTCTGTATTGGATAGCTGCTTTGTGCTTAGCATCTAAAGCTGCCTCCATTTCATCATTAAGTCTAGTTGCTAACTGACCAAGGTCTTCTCCTTTTTTAACTGCATCATTCCAAACACCTTTGTTTCTTAACGTCCAACCTGAGATATATTTATTAATCCCATACTCAGTCATTAAGAACTCAAGCTTATCCAGAATAGTATCCATTGTTTTATTTGGATCTACCCCCTCTGGACCAATATGTTTAAACGATTCAGCAGTAGTTTCAATCTCTCTACCGAGAGTATCCATTGTTCTAGCTGATGCCTCAGTGACTGTTCGACCAAGGAACTTATCGACTAGATCTCTCATTGCATAGAACTGTCCTCTAGCGTCAATCTCTACCTGTTGTATAGGTGCGATTAATGCTCGTTGACGAGTCATCTCTTCAGTAATCTTTAAGAAGTCCTTATCTGCTAAGAACATCTCTCTAACACCTCTAACATCACCCTTAAGCATGATGTCTTCATAGATATTCCATGCCGCCTCATCCATATCCTTTCGAGTGAATCTAAAGCCATTCTTGATAGCTTCCCAATCACCCATGTCTTCAGTCTGTCTAGCAAATCCTTCTACAGCATTACGTGACTTACCACCTGCTCTGAACCCTTTAGAGTACATATTATCGGTAACTAGAGATGTGTTATCACCTTTAGCTAATCCTTTTTTGTTTGCTGTTACGTCAATCATATTCTCAGCAACATTCCCTGGGGTCATGGCTGATTTGACCTTCTGAGCATCATTGGTAAAACCTGGAGTTATATCAGGATCAAAACCATTAACACCTGTTGGATCAGCTTCTAACTTATTAAGTGCAACTTCATCAGCTTGTATCTCTCGTGATGTTGCTCTTCTATCAAGACTAGATTCAAGAGGATTTTGAGTAGCACTAGAAACACCAGTGTTTGCATACTCATCACTTAGACCTGCCTGACCTGCTTTAGCTTTAGCAATGTCTAGATCAATTTGTTTAATCTGAGTTTCTAATGCTTTTACCTCTGCCTTACCTGGCTTAGTAGCTATAGCTTGTAGTATCTCTGCCTTTCGTAATTCACCTTGTACAATCTGATCATCTAACGCAGAGATAGCTTTGACAGTATCTTTATCTGCATTAGTAAATACTTCAGCTTTCTTCCAAAAAGCAGCCTTCTCATTTAATGGTTTAAACCAACTCATAATTGGCTTTCTGTATTCAGTTAAGAATCCAAGACCATCAGCTGCAGCTGTGAATATTGAGTTCTCCCACATATGCATGATCCTGAGTTGCTCATTGGTCATACCGTTGTGAGTTTTTATAAATTCAGGTAAAGGTACTCTTCCTTCTGAACCCCACCAACCTGGGAAGTTCTCAGCTAAGAAAGCAGCTGTGTTTTGTTCACCTTCGTTTTGATCAGAAGCAAATCCTAAGAAACCATCAACTACAGCATTACCTCCTAGCTGTGTCATAAGACGTTGAGCACGAGGTAGATTCTGTGTAGCCTTACTGATACCACCGTAGGTGGCAACACTTGGGGCTATAACACTTAGTATCCCTCTCGCTTTCTGTATGTTTGGATTTTCAAATCTGGTTACGTCATCATAGAAGTCGTCAATTCTTTTACCAACTTTACCTCCAAACGTACCAATGACATCCATTGCTGCATCTGGAAAAGTACCGAGTACCATCCCCAGCTGACCTTCAGCCTGATCCTTCCACGAGCCACCTAAGAATCCACTTTGAGCTGGTCTATTCCAGTCTTGTCCAGTGATCGTACCCCAAGGATCTGAGATGCCTCTCATAGCACCACGTAGTACTTTCCTAGTATTTTCTACAGCTCTATGCATTGAAGCATCAGACTTATATTCATTCTCTTCCTTTTTAGGTTTTTGTTCTGGAAGAGATTCTGTTTTGTTTTCTTCTTCCATTACATGTCTCCTCTAAATAGATAAATATGTCTTGGTTCGTTTGGATCTGAACCTGGTAGTTGGATAACTAATTGTGTCCCTCCTTTAACTTTTATACGTCTTCCTACAACAGCACCACCTCTGATGTTGCCATTCGGTCCAAAGTACTTACCTAGTATCTGTTGACCAGCTGGAAATGTACTGAGTTGTTCTACAGTTTTATATGTACCGATAGGAATACCAGCACCTTTGACGGCTAATTGCCATCTAGAAGTACTTGTCATAGCTGTAGGTAATCTTGGTACGTTCTGAGCAATACGAGCTTTAAGTGCATCATCAAGTGATCTAATATTCTTAGATAGTTTTATAATTGCAGCGTTGTTTTGCTCTATCTGTTCAGCTGATTTAACTACTTCATCACGAACACTTGGCTCTAGCTTATCTAAACCAACCAATGCTCTTTGATCATTATATAGTTCAGTGACAGTGATATCTGCCTTCTCTGCAATATCTTTATGCTCTTCTAAGCAGTAAAGACCATCTCCTTTATTAGCTGCATTTTCTTGTGATTTAAGATGTGCAGCATCAATGACTAAAGTAGTTTTTAAGAACTCACTACCTTCCTCTTCAATAATGTCGAGTGTATGAGCTGTGGGGTACTTAACATTGTATTGACCAGTATTAGCACCATCGAAATAGGGGAAGTGAGTATCACCTATATTCTTACCTTCAGCACCTTGGTACTCATCGTCTACTCTCCACTTACCTTTGCCTGATGTAATTTCATTAGTAATCTTTTCATAAGCTTTTGACCTGACATGCTCAGCACCATGCTTTGCAATCTCAGGATCATCCATAAACTCACTGATATACCTATAGAAATCCTTACTAGCTTCAGCAATAGCAGGTTTAACAGTTCTATTTAATGTAGGTGTTACAACTCCAGGTGTGTTCTGTACCTTGAGTATGTCATTCTGAATAAAGTCTTTAAACGTACCATTAACAGTCGCTTTATCCCAACCTGTTTTTGCTACAAAATCAGAGATTTGCTTATAACCTTTCCTATATTTATCCATCGCTCTCAAGGATGGAGACAACATAAGATAATCATCCTCAAAGAATGTACCATCTCTAAGCTTTTTATCTGCAGCTTTTCTTTGTTCTCTAAGGTCTGTGTTATTACCAATTTGTACAGTTAAATCTTCTAATTCTTTTTTATCTGTATTAGATAGTCCAGGTGCTTCAGCAAAGATTTGATCTTTCATCTCTTCACTAGCATCCCAGTCCTCTAGGATTGCTCTTTTGACTTCCTGTTTTACCTTGCCACTATGGATTTCAGTTTTTAATGCCTCAGTTTCTATGATCTCTTTCTCTTTCTCTAGTCTCTCTTTCTTAATCTCATACAATTCACTTGGAGAAAATACTTGTCTAAAAGGTCGAGCTGCTTGAGTTATATTACCTTTATTATCTCGATTTGGAAGAGTATCCATATCAAGTATTCGATTATATTCAGCATCACTTTGAACCACATTAGGGTCAACAAGCATACCTCTTATATAAGCTTTAGTTCCTTTAACTCCTCGTCTAGCTCCGTTTTTATCAGAACTATTCTCGATTGTTTTCAAAAGAGTTTCCCAATTAATCTTCTCTACCTCTCTACCTCTAGAACCTTTCCAAAGTTGTTGAGCTTGACTAATATTATGAATACCAAGATTTAAATGATGTTCATTAGTGATCTCGTTTTCTAACTCTATACTTACTTTCTTTAACGTCTTTTTTAAAGGATTAAGTATGCCATCTTTCCTATATTCTGACAGTCCTATTTGCTGTAAGAACATAGCTGGGAGGACTTCATTTAAGAGCTTTAGTTTTTGCTCATAGCTATATTGACCACTAAGCCTATCTGCAAAAAACTTTTTAATAAGTGTAGGCTCATTATTTAAATCAGCACTAATCTTTGCAGCAGCTACAATCTGTAAAGCAGGTGGTAGTGTATTGCGATACGAAACTGCTTCTTGACTACTACCATTATAAAATTCTAAGTAAGCTCCATCTTTATATCCTGCAGCAGCAGAGACATAAGACATCTCTTCAACGTCAGCTTTAAAGTCTCTATATATACTTTCTTTCTTTAAGAAATCATTGATAGCAGCTTGATCAATCTTTCTCTGTTGTTTATCAGCTGCTTTGTTGAGAACATCAGAACCTGTTTGAGTAAATGCTTGTAAGCCTTTAGCTTCGTTTCTAATATTCTGAAGTTCAATATCAAGGTCTTGTCTTTTTCTATCCTTATTACGCTTAATAGCGTTTTGTTGTGCAACCCAGTTTTTATCTAATCTTGTTTTTTCTTTCTCCTTAGAGATATTTTCAAGATTGTATTTAGTTTTTAGAGCTGCAATATTATCCGAGTCTCTTTGTTCAGACCCATCTTTTAGGAATTTTAAATTTTCAATTTCTTGCTTTGCTGCCTGAGCATCACGATTTAATGCAATATTTACTTGTGCATCTATTGGTTTAAAATTCCCTTCTTTTCCGTAGAATTGAATTGACATGGTTTTTATTATTCGTTAATCCATTTATCAGGTATTCCACCAGCAACACCACTAGCAACTTGTAACCATGATCCTCCGACAGCCTTGGCTCCCATTATTGGATCTGGTAAGTAGTCATGTTCCTCAAGTTCTTTTGGTGCTTGTAGTTCAGGAATTGGTGTTTTAACTGGTTCTATTGGCATAGGTAATTGACCAGGCTTTAACATTCGATTAGCGAATGCTGCCAAATCAGCACCATACTGATCTCTAGATATTTCTTTTAAAGTCAGTGCAAAGTCTCTACGAGCACTCAAAAGTGATTCAGCTAACTTAGCTTCAGATCGACCTCTTTCAGCATTAAGTGTTACTAAAGCTTTTGTACTACTTCTACCTGACTGAGAAAGTGCAGCTAATTCACCTTGGGCTTTTATAGATTTAACGACTGAATCTTCATTATCAAAAGCAGCTTTTTGATTAATCTCTTGTTGTTTAATTACTGAGCGTTGTCTGGCATGTTCAGCTGCCTGTTGGTTATATACTAATTGACTATGATAAAGCCTTTCAGACTTAGCAAAAGCTTTTTCTTGTGCTTTCTGTTGAGCGTTCCTTATCTGTAAATCGAAGTTATATCTTCTAAGATTCTTTTCATCAGTCAATCTAGCTAGTTCTTCTTGATTCCGTTTATTGATCTCATACCCTTCATAGGCATATGCATAATCGGCATCAAGTTTTTTATTTTGATTATCAGTCAGTATTGTGTCGTATTCAAACTGACGTTGTGTAGCATCGTTCTGTGCTTTGGCTTGTTTATCAGCAGCTCTCTTTGAACCTATTGCTCCAACTGCTGATAATGCAAAGCTTGCTAAAGCCCATGACATATCTTAAGTCCTCCTATAAAATCTCGGTGAGTAGTTTCCTTCCCACATCATCGAGTTGAGAGAGACGGGAAATGGTGAGTCATTAAAGACTCGTAAGCTAAAGTTTTTACTACGTTGGTGTATTGGTATCGTGAATACTGTTGATTCATTTAGTGGTACGTCATCAGCTAAATAAGTATTAGCTGTTGTAGTAGGTTGTATCTCATACCACTCGTCTAGATAGATAAGGATTTTATCTCCTGTAGCAGGTGCAGAGTTAAATCTAATTTGTGTATCACTTAAAAAAGTGAATGCTGTATTAACAACATTATTAATCTTAACCTTTACTTGTGATCTATCTATATAATCTATATCAGCAACACTCCAGTTATAGTCAGTGGTTGAGCCATCACCTGTATATGATCTGCTACCTACAAACCTTCCAGTTGAATTGAGCTTAAAGCCCATCATTCCTGATAGTCCAACATCAAACTTACATCTAGCTACAGTAAGATTTGCTGTAAAATCTGGATTCTTACCATCTTCACTTAAGTTAAAATAGATCTTAGGTAGTTGTATGTCATAATCATAGGCATAACCAACATATACAGAACTAGCAATATTTAATCCAGTACTTGATAAATTCATACCAGGCACTTTAAAGAAAGTACCATCTGAATCTGTACCTACATCAGGTATCATCGTAAATCCTGAGTTATTAAAAGTACCAGCTGCAGTTGTACCACCAATGACAACTATATTCTTTTTATCAGTTAAGTTAGAGTATGGTATATAGCACTTAGAAATATCATTAGCTGCATCATAAACAACAGTCTTTAAATTACTACCACTTAAACCATTGGTAGCTACTGTATAAAGGTCTATACAGGGGTTAACCTTCTGACCATCGTTACTTATAATAATTGAATCCTCTGGACTCAACGCTAAATTACATTTAGATAATGTGTATTGATTACCTTGTTTGGTAACGCTAAACATATCATCTTGATCTATAGCTAATGTCTGAATAGAACCAGGCAATTGCCATTTAAACCAAGACTCCATCAATAGCTCTTCACCGTCTGAGTATGTCTTATAGAAATAAGCAGTATCACTGGATTGGCTTGACATCACTAGGAAGTCATTCTGAACACTAGCTGTTAAGTTATCTACATCAATAGTTATCCACTCATTAACAACACGACCAATATCTAAGATGTTAGGACTTTCTCCTAAACCTCGTGTTTGCATAGCAAATACACGTGTGTAGTTAGGAGTTTTACTAATGAAGTTAAAGTGAGTACCAACATCAATAGGATCTACATTTGGGTCCATTTCCATGTTGGATATAGGTCTAATCTTTGCACCAGAAGGTGTTAAAGGACCAGACTCTGAATACATTAGGAACTGTTGACCTTTACTAAATAAGACCAAACCCTGAGTTGTGGGTTTAACTGCATGTAATACAGCTGGTCTAATAGAAGTAGCACTTATATCTACTGGATCTCCTGAAGTTAAAGTTCTTGCAGATGCATGATAGAAATCAAATGGAGCTGCAGCCTTACTTAAGATGATGTTGTCATTAGATAAGAAGCCTAATCTATTACTATGGAAGAAGGCTTGCTCAATCTTATTTCCTAAGAAACTTGGATGGTTGTTAGTTAGATCATCACCAACTGTACGGTTAACATAAGGTATTTGCTCAAAGGTAAATGTATTAGTACCTGTATTCATCAAACGATGAGGCATAGTACTTTTATCTAATCCTGGTGAAGCACCCGGACCTATCGTTTCTTTCCAGTACCCAAAGCCAGACACTCCATCATTAGCTACAAACTTGGCATAGTAGTTATCTTCACCTGTTGAACGGGTATTGATAATTTCTACTACGTGGTTATGTAGAGACTGTGGAGGTAGGTTCGATACGTTCTCAGCCCAATCTTGAAATACAGCTATACCTTGATTATTCTTTCCACCTTTAGCTTCTAGTGTGAATGCTGTACGAGTACCGCTAACAACACGATCTATCTGTAGAGATGTGCCATATTTAGCTACTGTTATACCACTAACACTTAAACCTTCTATAGCAGTTTTTAAGCCAGCTAATACTTCTTCGTAGCCATCAGTAGACTGTGATGTATATGTCGCTGTTTGACCAGCCACAGTCGCTGTAAACGTCTCACTTCCCATCTGGGAGTCAGTACCTAACAATAACAAAGTACCCCTTGTCTGGGCTACAAACGTAGGATCAGCCTGCTTAGCTACAGTAACTAAATTATTAGTAATGATCGTACTATCTTGGACACTAAGTACATCGTAATTAGTCTTAGTACCAGTTAGATATGCATGTGTAGCTCCATTAGTAATGGTACATGCTGCACCTGTTGTGGCATTCCAAATATAGATACTACCGTTTGTACTCCCAGACTTAGGAGTGATACATCCTATATATTTATTAGTTGAATCTCTATTGATATAGAACCATTTGGCTCCATCTAACTGAGAACCACTGAACTCAGTTCCACCTGTATTTTCAAGTGATGCAATGTATTTGAATCCAGGTCTTTTAGCTAAACCAGTTGTGACATCAGGGAATGCATTTAAACATTCTCTAACTTGACCTGGAAGTTTCTTAGTATCTGGTTGTTTTGATACACCACTTAGGTAGTTATTTACCCTTTGTGTAACAACTGCCATTATCTCATTAGTGCTTTGTAAGGTTCATAGCTGACATATGGTTCTGAACCATCTGGCTTACCAAAGTATGAATAATCACCTTGTTGACATTCATACTCCATTGCCATGGCTCTCATATATGCCTCTTTTTGTTGGAGCATTTGGTACTGTGCTTGATCTCCAACTATTCGACTAGATGTAATGGTGGCTGCTCTAGTTGTTATATAATCTTGTATTGGACCTGGGAGATCAACCCAGTCAAAGAACCATACGATGTCTACATCTACAGCTCCATCTGTCCATTTATTTGTATGATGTTCTTTATCGTATAATTTTCCATTTCTTCTTATTGCCTGCTTGTCTGTTGCATTAGATTTACTCAAGTCTATTTGTAATACGTTTGAAGGAATTACAATTTCATCGTCAGTATTAGGTGTCATCTCATAGTGGGCTTCTGTATTAAAAGTCCAGCCTTCACTTTGTACCTCTCTAGATACTTCTAGTAGAGTTTGATATGCAATCGCAACGTCTGGGTTGGTTTCATCTAAAGTGGTGACTGGTGCCTGACCACAAGCCATCAGTATTTGATTTATTGCAGGTAATTCTTGAGTAGCGTTAGTGGTAGGAAAAGCCATAGGTATAAATATTTATGAATAAAAAAAAGGGAGCCATATAGACTCCCCTTTTAACTTAGAATGCAGAAGGAGCTGAAGCACCTACATACAATTCAACAGCAGCAGCTGGATTAACATAATCTGCGCCTACTGCTAAGCGACCGAGTATCACGTCACCCTGGTAAATCACACTAACATCTCCCTTCGTTACTTGAACTTGAGGTCCGATAGCTTCTACAACACCAGCAGCTTCACGTTGGAAGATAAGTCCACAAGACTTAGCTCCTAGTTCAGTGTTAGTACCGTAGTCATTATTGATTCCAGTCTGTGCGCCAGAGGCATCCTCTGGGGTCACGCTGACGAATGAACCTGTATTAGAAGGTGCAGTAACGCCAGTTGTACCACCATAAGCAGTACCATATTTGCCAAGGAACGGAATGTTCATTGACTTAAAGATCTTGATACCAGCGATCTCTACAATTCCATTACCCTTCTGACGGGATGTACCTTGTGAGTCTCTGTTAACTAG